AGTTCATCATGAGTGATTACATCTCCAAATTCTTCTTCGTCCGTTGTTACGGTAATATCAGAGATCTTTCCAAAATACATTGCTTCAAGTAAATCCGTGTCCACATCTCCCTTGACAATGTAATCTTGCCAATCGCCCTGACTGTATCCTCTAATTGTTCCAGTTTTAAAAGTATCTTCTGGATAAAGAAGTCTAATTGCATCAATGAGGATATCTTCTGTACATCTGCATTTATCATACATTTCTTTTAATTTTGCGTTCACTTCATCAGATACATCCGTTGGATATTCGTCATAGCAATCAATATCATCCAAAATCTCTTTCGCTTTCTGATACCATTCTGCTTCCGTACATCCTGTAAAATCTCTGTTACCTGTAAAAACAACCTGTTCATCAAAATTTTCACAACCACAATAATCTTTCCAACCTTGATGACTGTTATATAACCACCATGTTCCATCGCCTGTGTTATCTATTTTAATTTCTACCATATCAATCAACCTCCATTCTATATTTCATAATCACTTACTGGTTCTGTATAACCACTATCCAATTTAATTTCCGTTGTTTCATAGTCATCATAAACACTCTTTTGTGTTCCTCTTGCATGAATAATCTTTGCAAGCTGCATAATTACATATCTACGTTCACAACCATGTTCATCATAAACTTTATGCGGATAATATAATGCTCTACCATTGCAAACTGTAAAATTATCAAACTCTTTTCCATAAAACTGTTCACAATCACTAGCATGTAAATTCCGTAATGCGTGTTCTCTAATGTACTGTTTCTCATCATCTGTCAATTCATCTGTATTATCTAATAATGAAAAATCAAACAGAATATTTCTCTTGCCAGTCTCAAATGAATCAACATATTCCAAACTGTTTTCTTTTGCTGTCTTTTTAGCTGTCTTGTATAATTTGTATTCTTTAATTTTCATTGTCATTTTTCTCCTTCCATTACAAAAGGCAGACACATTTGTTTGCGTCTGCCTTATTATTCTCTGTATTAATCAATCTCATCACATTCAGTTACATCAACATCCCAATCAAGTTCATCAATCGGCTTATCCCATAACTGATTGTCATCTGCAATGTAGTTCATTACCTTTGCAAAATCTCTTGCTTTTAAGTTCTCCATTTCCTCTGTAAATTTATAAGTCGGCTGCATAGCATCGTCTGTTTCATAGATGTACATATCAATTGTGTTGTCACTATTTACGAATGCCTTGATAAAGCCCATCTCATTTTTATGGAAAATA